ACTTGGTGCTTTACCGCCAGGGTTACCTGGTGCTACACCTTTAGGGGCGGACGCTTCCCCAAATAAATAAGGATTAGCTTTAGCAACTTCAGCAAGTTGTTCATCTAATCCTTTGATTTTGCCGTCCTTCACTTTTGCATCGGTTAAATCCAATAGCGCACGGACTGCAACGTTGTTTTTAGCTTTTGCGTTAGATAATGCTACGTTCACAATATTGTCGATTTCAAGTTGTGCGATTTTACCCTCGTATTCAGCTTTACGAGTTTCTGCATCAGCTTTCATCGTTTCAATTTGTTTCGCAAGCTCCGCATTATCCGCATTAGATTTTTTGAGGTTATCAATCTCGCCATTAAGAGTCGTGAGTTCCCCTTTAACGGATTTGAGTTCCTCATTCTTAGCATTGAATTGATCCTTAGACACATAATTCTTGCCATAGTCTTCAACGACCTTAGCAGTCTGTTCTTCAGTTAATCCTAGTGCTAACAATTCTTCCTTAGTCATAGTGACCTCCTTAAAAAATACCCATTTCGCTTTATTTTCGTGAGCCACACCTCACGGCTACGGTCTTGTTAGTTATCGCCCAACAATACTAAAATGGCAATAAAAAAGCAGCGTTTCCGCTGCTAATTGATATATTCTTTTTCCCATTCCTCGTAGGTAATCTCTCCGTCAAAATCAGTACTCTTATCGTTATGATTTCTTCCGGTTCGAGTGCCTTCGATTCCTGGGATATATGGAATTGTAGTTGACCGGCAATAGCAATGGAACGGCGGAACGGTTACGCCTGGTTTAGCATCGACGACTCTAACACGTTTACGATCCATGTGTCTGCAGATTGAGGAAGTATGACTATCGAGTGTAGCCAGTATTTCCAGCTCCTCGACATCTAGGTCTTTCACGCTATCAATAAACCCTTGCTCGTGAACCCGTGCCGTCTCTGTTTCGATTAATCGCTTAGCGTTACTGTACGATGTTTTCATCCGCTTATGCAGATTATCTGCCATCGTGTCCGCCCCTTGCCCGATGATAAGGGCTTGCGTAAAATCATTCTGCAAATTAGCGACTAGCTTACTTGTATCGCCCCAAATCCTACTACTGAAGTCCTTGCCGTCGCTTGCCCATTGACTGTGAACCACGCTTTCAACGCGTTTACTATCAATCGTATTAATAGGTGCGTACTCTCCGCGTTGCGTCTGCACTGTGTATGCGGACTTATACGCGGAGGACTGATACACATCTTTCAATAGGTCGTTAATAGAAATACTCTGCTTTTGAGCCAGTATTTCGAGCTCGTGAACCACGTTGATATATAGCATCTGTTCACGGCTTAACCGCTCACGAATGGATGCGTTTGATAGCATTTGTTGATGTTCTTCAGATACGCCTAGTTTCTTAGCTTCTGCCTTAAATTCAGCTAAATCCATTTTAAAGGCTTTCATCTCATAGGCGTTCAGTCGTTTCCTTGCTTCGGCTAGTTGAAGTCCGTTTTCTGTAGCAAACCTACGATACCAATCGTTGATAGCCTTTTCTATCCTGCGTAACGCCCTGGCGTAATTAGCTTTGATTTCCGCATCAGTGAGATCCGCTTTTTGAAACGATTCATCTAGTAACCGCTCATACCGTTTCTCCCAGTAATCATTCGCCATCTGCCTCACCGCCGTTCGGTACAACAAAATCTGCTGTTACTTCGGACTGTTCCTTTTTAACTCTTGCAAGCTCTTCCGCAGCATCAGTTGTCCATGGATGATTTGCGATAATCGTTTCATTGGAGATAATGCCAACGGAGTTTTTACAGTTGTTGATTGTATCACCTTCATTGATAGGTAAGTCACGATTAAATATGAAGTCCACTTCTTCAACGGTATCTTGATTAGTTAAGCCACGATACGTGTTAACGAACCACATCAAATCGTGCAAGCTAGATTTAAACTCTAGCTCCATTTCATTGGCGTCTAAATCAATATCAGAGTACATAGACATAATGTTCATCTGATTAGGATTGTTAGCCATGCGATCGTCCTTAGCATCAAAGCCTCGGCCGTTCTCGATAATAGCTTTACGCAAAATGTTAATCAGTAATTGGTAATTGTCGCTATTCACCTCTATTTTTAAGGCTTTCACATCACCGTTGACACCATCTACTGTGCGAACCTTAATTGCGCCATACGATGCAAGATTTTGACGGAATTCAGCGAGATTTTCGCCGTCATAGTTCTGTAGTATCAAAATTGTGCTGCGGATATCTTCTTCCATGTTGTCCTGGAAGTTAGATAGTAATCGGTTAAGTGCATCTTGTAAGGACTTGACCTTATCAATAAGCGGTTGCTCGAATTCATTCGCACGGAACATAATGAGAGGAATACGTTCCCAGTTATATGGTTTATCGGCAATCGCAAAATTGGCAGTATTTTCTTTGTCCGGATCAGGAAGTAAACGTTCCGTATCCCATATGAAATACTGGATACCTTCCGGCGTGTAGTATTCCACTTTGTGAATGGTCTTAGTTTCTAGTCCTGTGTAGTACTCGATATCGTACAAGTAAAGGAACGCATCTAGTTGTGTGTGCTCCTCATCTGCCCAAAATGGTAATACCTGATGTGGTTTCATCATTTTAAACTTTAGCGTGCCATCAATACCTATGTAAGGGTGAATATACGCCTTACCCGCCATCGTTGCGAACTTGCCTACAGACTTCAACAAACGCTGGAACTGAATACCGAACATCTTATCGAGCTCGTCATCATCTGCGTTAATATCCAACGGCTTGGACAATAAGTAGTTAACCTTTTGGTCTACTAAATCATCAAATCGGTTATCCACAATCTGATTATTAGGAACGCCCTGTAACGCAATTCGTGTATTGCCTTCGCCTACAACGTATCGTTGCTTATTCAAAATGTCATGTTTACCGTCATAATAATCGATAGCGGTACACATCGTTTTACGCTGTTCGCTACCTAGAAAATTACGCAGCTGTGCTTGTAGGAACTCGCGTTCCGACATAGTCGCTGAACCTTTTATGATGCGGTCCCATAGCTGAGATAATATCAATCAAACGACCACCTTTCTACATTAATATCTTCCAAACCATACCGCATAGCATCCATAGCATGGTTATTTTCGTCTTCAGGTTTCCCTGTGTATTTCTCAAAGCGATCCTTCGCCCATTGGTACGTAGATAACTCACGCAGCACATTAACGCATCTTGGATGAACGATTAATTCGTAGTCTTGTATCCTCTGAATGCCATTTAATATGCTGTCTTTACCCTTGCGTGCCCTGGTTATTCCTTTTAGCCCTGCCTGGTATAACTCTTCAATGGATTTAGGCTCGGCGCTATCGGCTCGTATCTTCTCTTTCGCATAACCCATATCCGTGATACGAGATGCTAATTGTTGATTCGTAAGCCCTGTTTCGTACATCTCATCGAATATGTAGATTTTCTTATTCGCCATATCAACTAGCATGCACACTAGCGCTGTAGGGTCTACCGTATAACCAAAATCAAGGCCAAACGCGGACTTGATACCGGTTTGACCTCTAATATAATCAACACTAAATTCTTGTTCTTTCCAGTTTTCATAAACCAGGCCTTCAACAACGCCCCAGTTACCTAAGCCGGCTACCTGGTACCGCTTAGGGTTCTTCTTCATTTCTTCGAATAACACTAAATCAGAGTCACTCAAGAACTCGTTACACAGGTAATTCGTAGTCATGGCTAGCACGTTGTCACTAGGTTCATCGAAAAAGCGTTTCTTTAACCAGTGCCTATCGGACCACGGGTTAAAAGTTAAGACTACCTGGTGATACAAACCGTCAGGCAACTGGCCACGAATAGACTCATCCAGTCGGTCGAAGGCATCTTCACTCATAATCTCGTAGGCTTCTTCAATCCACAGCCTACACAAAGCGCCAACTTCAACAGTAATGGACGTTACCTTTAATGGATCATCGAGACCGCGAAATAGAATCTTCTGCCCTGTTGGAATATACGTTATCTCAAGTGGCGATACGGAACATTTGAAGTACCGCTCCACCTTTAACTGGCGCATAGCCCATTTGAGTTGCGCGAAACAACTGTCACGCAAAGTCCGTTCTGTCTTACGAACGACTAGCCAGTTTATACACGGGT